CTGCAAAAGTATGCTTTAATGGAAACAAATGAGAGTCTTGAGTTGTAACAATATTCTCTCCGTCGGCCTTATCTACTAGATATTGCTGAAGTTTTAATATTTTTTCTCTAGAACTTACGACTATTTCGTCGCTTTTGTTCTTTTTGAGTTTATTTTTAGACATAATTTAATTAAAGTATGTCTTTATAATTACATTTATAGCCTTTTATTTACTACTTTCAAACGTTTGCATACCAACTGAAAATAACTCTGGTGTTTTACTAGAGGTTTTGTTTTGAGCAGAGTTAACAAATGTTTCTACAATAGTTGAGTTGTTTCGCATTAACACCGAGCAATAATACCCTGTTATTGAAGACGTATTGGAAGTCTTATCTTTAGAAAAGAATATAAAACTGTTAGCTGGCAATGGCGCTGCTAAGCCAGTATTAACTACAATTGTATTAGTTGATCTGTCTATAGAAGTAATATTACCTATTGTTATTATACTACTTTGCGAAGAAGTATCGAAGCCTCCGCTTGAGGTTGTTGGCGTATAGTATGCTGTGTCTCCAACAGCTACCGATACGTTTATATCGTATGCAAATGTTAACGTTATATTAGGCATGTTATGTAAGTGTTAGTATATCAGATATATCAAAGTCTCTATTAGTATCACTACTACCAAACGTGTACATTCTAAATATACCTTCTATCGTTGTCGTTCTAGGAGTTGAACTATCTGATGTTATTCGTATTCCTTCTATTATATAGTCCCAGCCAGCAGTGTCTTCTGCGGTAGTTTGCTTTAGGTAGTTTTGATTAAGAACTGTTAACGTACCTGTTCCAGGATCTTGTATTTGAAACTGTACAACTTCAGCGTGTAAAGGCGAAGAAGTAGGTACAACATAATTAGCTTGATCAGTTTTTGTTCTATCACTACTTAACACCGTAAACCCTCCGCCAGGGTTCATATTGTAAGTTATAGTCACTTGAGGGTATTGATAAAACTCAACAGCCGTCCCAGCACTACTAGGTATACCAGCACCAAGTGTTGTTCCTGCACCAGCTGTAAACCAGTATTTGTAAGTTTCGGCTGTAGCAGAATATGGAATAGCAGCATAAGCCCTAGCAGAGCCATTACTTACTGTATAAGAAACACTCTTAGGCGCTGGCACCCAAGTGCCTGTTGTATTTTGATAATAATATCCATCGCTACTTCTTTGAAAAAATGCGTTAAATACAGATCCATTAGTTCCAAAAACATCTACGTCAGCTCTACCTCCAGCAACAGTAAACTCTTCAAAACGTCTTTCATAACCCGACACTGTTCTAGTATCAACAACTTTTTCTCTAACTAAAATTCTAGTTCTTATAACTGGCTTTATAAAATCAGCCACAGCCGCCACGGCTGTTTGAGGTTCTGATTCTTGAAACTCTTGATTAGGAGAATAGTTAATTTTAAATCTTATTTTTTTAATTGTGCCATCAGTGTTTAGTTGTAATACTTCTTGAACACATCCCGTAGTTCCGTATACTCCCTGATCTTCTATACAACCATGTTGAAGAACAGAAATATAATAATTTGTTGCAGCTTCATAATCCACATGCAATACCTCAACATCGTTCCAAATAAGGTTACCTTCTTCTACAACGTAAGACAACTGCTTGCTGTAGACCGACGTAGCAACGCCTCCAACCGTAGTTGGCCCTGATTCTAGTGTTACATTAGGACTGCTAACAGTAACAGTGACATTAGAACTTGGGTTGTCGTATTCATGTACAAAAGCTACAAATCTATCGGTTAAATTTCCTCTACCATCATCTACTAAAGGCGCTCTTCCACTAACAAATTCAATATCTATATTTCTGCTCCCGCTATTTGCTAGAGACATAGTAAAAGAGTTAAACGTAATTTCAACTCCAACTTCACCGTCAACACATAATCCGGCTGATAAAGCATTCGCATCGTCTTTGTTTAAAAACTTAACCTGAGTAATACCACTAGTAACGCTACTAGATCCAGATGTGTCCCACGTATTAGTTCCACTAGATGTAGATCCAGGTATTGTAAACATATCAGGCGTTATAACGTAACCCGCGTCTGGAGTTATTTTAATATAAGCTGGACCGCTAACCGTGCTTCCTGAATCAACGGTAGCACTAAAACTACTTACTGTACATAAATTTACTGCCATATTTTAAAAGTCTTCTTCTCCAAATACATACTCAAATCTTTCAGTGGTATCATCAATACTAATATTAGCCATACCTATACCTTGAACTATAAACTCGCTTGTGTCTAAAGAGTAATTGTTGTCGTATATATTATGATCACCTGGTTTAGCTATTGTTTCTTCTTGACCTTTTATAACGCTGAACCATTTACCTTCTTTGTTTTTAAATTCTGCAGCCACACCTGTTTGAAGATCAGTGTTCATTCTTTCTACATACCAACCAGTCTCGTCATTCAAATTGTAGTACTCAGCGTCAGTATAATTAACACCACCAACGTTGACTGTTGTAAACGCTGTTATCCTTGACTTAGTTCCTTCGTAGTTCATTGTAGCAAAAGACTTAACGGAGCTAGGCTTATCATTAAAAACTAACTCTACAGATGAATCGTATTGAACGTCATAAAACTTATTTACACTAGTTCCATTAGAGTGGTGCTTCCAAGGTAGCGTTTTACTATTGCTCCAATCTGGGAAAGTAATATAGCTAGTGTTTATGCTTAATCCAAAGCTATGCAAAAAGGATTTAAAACTAACCCAACCTTTGCTTTTTTCGTTATAGCTTACAGTTGTCGCCGTGCCGTTATTAACAAAATGTCCAGCTGCATTAGCGTTGAAAAGAGTTACGTTATATTCTCTTTTATTTCTATCATATGAACCAGATATACTATTCCAATATCCTTTAGATCCAGCAAGCTTTAAAATGTCGGAAAAATAATCTTTCATGCCTAACTCTGATATTGGCATCACTTTATCTCCTGTAGCTTTTATAACAGCTCCTCTTTGAGCGTCTGTAAAGAACACAGAGTTTTCTTCAGCTGCAAACGAAAATCTATCTAACGATATTCCATAATCACCAGCTAAAGGAGTTACAGCTCCTAAAACTTTATTTGTAGCCGTCACGTTAGTGTTACCATCAGCGTTGTATAAAGCATCTTTGTTGGCTAAAACTTTAATACATTTATCTTCACATAGAGTTAACAAGTTTGTGTCTCTATTAAATAGCTTTTGTATACTACCGTAATCTGGGTTTATATCTTTAGTTATAGGTAGAGCTTGTATAAACTGATTTAATTCGTTAACCCCGCTGTTAGAATTATATATACCTGAAAATATAAAACCGTTTCTTCTTTTTTCTTCAGCATAAGGTGTTTCTAATGTTGTCGATGCTTTAACGCCTTTAGCTATATATGACTGATTAAAATCATCTCTTATCCTATTAGACTCTACACCTTGACCAAACGAGTAGCAGTTATACCAAGGAAGTTTAATTTCGTTGTTATGAACAAACGACTTTACTTTCACGGTAGAAGCTCCTGCTACAGCTACATCAACCTCATACGTAACCCTGCCTCCCCATCTAGTGTGTATTTCTACCAAATCATTTGCAGCTAGCGTTACGTTAACAGCGGTACCTGAAGAATCTACAAAGTTTAAGTATGTTTCAACTGGAAACTCTGAGCTACCAGAGTAATTAGAAAATATAGTTCCAGCCGGTATACTTGAGCCCGCCGCTGCTGTTGGATGCAGTGTTACTGGGCAGTTTACTTGAGCCCAAACTTCTCCTTGGCATTTTATATTTGCACCCTCTCCAGAACCTTGTATGACAGCTTCTACTGGATATGCTCTAGCTAACTCGTAGTAAATATCAACATCAACAGCTTCTTTAGGTTCAGTCTCAAATACAGCTGGGTTGTCACTAACAAACGAACCATCAAGCGAAGCAAGTTGCTGTAGTAGCTCTATAGTGGTTGATTCTGTACCGTCGTGAGCTATATTTCTTGGATCAAATCCACCTGACAAGGTTGGTTTAAACTTTAAAGTAAGTTTGTTTCTGTTGGCTCCAGCCCAGAATTGATGCCATTGTTGGCCACCACCATTGTCATAGCTTAATATACCAAAGTGGTTTCTACTGTCGACCGTAGTATAAACGGTTTCGTTAGGATCGTCTTTAAACCTCCACATTTGATTTTTAGTTCTCCACTTGTTCAAGAAGTCTCTAACGTCCTCAGATCTAGCGGTAGCAGCAGCATTACCATGAAAGTTACCTTTAAAGAAATTCATATAATCAGGGTCTTGTATATCATTGCTGCCGTTGTTGTCAGCGTCGCCGTTCACCCCGAAAGAAGGTTTATGGTACCCTGTTATACCAATGTCGATTAACCCAAACCCTCCTGAAGCCCAAATTCCTTCAGATCCATTTTTGTATGAACCAGCACCATCTTCCCAATCTCCATCTCCATAGGCGTTAGTTATAGCGGAGTCTTCAGCGTCCCATATAGTAGCGCTAGCTGCATCGTCACCGTCCCATTCAAATGCCCACGCTTGATCTATAAATATTTGAGTGTAGCTTCCTGGATTACCAGTTCCGTTGCTAGTATAAAAATCTCTCCAAAATTTTCCGCCAGTATCACCGCCTCCTGTTGCTTCATCTATTTTAGAAGCGTCTATTGATCCTCCAGCACCTGGAAATCCATTAGATCCCCAAACATAGTTGCCAGCACTAGCGCCGTAAGGATGGGTAGGGCTTGCAACGGTAGGAAAGCTAGCTCCGGACGAAGGCGTTGATTGATTATATGTATGTATAAAATCTAAAGACTTAGCGCCAACAACTACAGTGTTAGCTTGAACAGTAGGGTTTATTACATATTGCTCTAATATAGAATCTCTGTAAAGCTTAACAAAAAATCTACCGTCAAACTCTGGTTTATCTTCGTATTCTTTTTTTATTATTTCACAAGATATACCATCTATTCTACCTGCCCAAGTTTGTGCTGGTGACAAAAACAATATATCATCACCAAAAGGTTCGTCTACGACTATTTTATAATCGCCGCTAGCTAAAGTTATTATTCTTGTAATATCATACGTTTTCGTCTGAACACCTGCAGCTAAAAATACTATAGACATATCTCCAGCTGAAGACAACACCTCTGCCATGTTACCTATTTGGCTTTCCGCTTCGGCACCATCTAGTATAACAAAGTTATAATCTTCAAAAGGAAATCCTTCGTCAGAATTACCTATTAAAGTTTTACCAGCGTTGTTTATCAAAACGCCTTGAGACTTTTTATCAAGTTTTATAAATTGTGGAGCTTCGTTTTCTATTGCTAATATTTTAAACTTAGCATCTTCTTTCACACAAGTGTCAGAGTCATGAGCTTTCTTTAGTTCTAAAAAAGTATCTTCTTGAACTTTGTTTCTTTCAGATGAAGGAAATGAAATCCAAACATTACCATCTTCAGCGTCATAAACGCGGTCCATAGCCAAGTTGTAGTATTCGTTTGATGTTTCTTTTAAGAAAAACTTAAAGTACTTAGCCCAAACTGGTGGTGGTGAAAGTATTTTAGCTCTTATAGAATTAACAGAGCAAGCATGCTCTTTCCTTACTGTTATTGAACCTTGCTTTTTGTCTGCTAACACTGGAGTTTCTCTACCAAACTTATCTACATATACAACACCTATTTGATAGGTTCTCATTGTTTTTATAGACTTTTCACCAGAAGGAATTGTTGTAGTTTTTATAGGATGCTGTGATTCATCTAGCCAAAGTTGAACTTTAGGCTTTATTACATCGTCATTACCGTCAACTAGATTATAATTTTGCTTATAGTTAGCATATATTAATCTATTAGCTGTTATTTCTTGAGCTAATGCTGCTCTAGGTACATTATCCCAATGTCTTAGTATTTGATTGCCTTCAACAACATTATGTATAAGTTCAGACTCAATTATCATGTTACCTCTATCTGTATCCCAAGCAGCATCTTGAGGCCATAAGTTGGTTACATCAATATCTTTAGGTGTTACCGTTTTTAAAACATAAACAGTAGGTGAAGAGTCTTCTTTATATAATACGTCTATAGCGACAACATCATCAGGTCTTTCAGAATGTTCTGGAACATAATCTTTTAGTGTTATACTTCTAACAGTGTTAGTCATACCTAGATTATAACCTTTTTTAGGCTCGTAATCAAAGTTTCCAGGTAAAAACGCTACTTCGGACCAAGGTGAAAAAGTTGAATATTGACCATCAACATACTTGTATCTATAAGCAAATCTAGGGAATTTAAACTCAAAGAGTGGATCATCTTGATAAAGACTTACCACATAATTTTTATTGCCATCTGGAACTTCAGAGCTTACAGATAAAAACACAACGGTATAAGTTGCATTTAAAACTTCAGGCACGTCACTATATGACCCATCTTCAGAGCTTGGGTTTGGTAATACCTGTGCTCTAGCCTCAAATACAGTATCATCTTCATCGTCTTCAGAAAAATTGAACTGTAGTATATCACCAGGCCTGTAGTCTACAGAATCAGAAAATGTTAGCTCTGTAGAGCTTCCTGTTAAACCGTATAGGTTTGTATTTATATGTGTTATGACTAAATTTTCTACACCAGCTGAATTAACACGTTTAGCGGTAGTAGAAGACATAGAAATACTAGGAGGAACATTAGGGCCTCTTTTTATAACGGTTACGTTTTCTTTTTGAGCAAACTTAACTTTTAATCCAGGCTTCCAAGGACTTTTCCATGCGCCTTGATCATCTTTATGTATTATTAAAGTTGGAAACGTAGATCCTTCTGCTGTCGCTGCCTGAGCAACACTTCTGTGGCTAGTTCTATCCGACAAGTTTGTTCCCGCCCAGCTTTGTGTTAAGTTTATTTTTTTAGGCTCTGTATATCCGTCTGTCCAAAAAAGCATATCGTCAGCCTTAATGTCAGTGCCTTGCGGTTTTGCTTCAGTTATTACATTTATAGCTGATATAGGGTGGTCTAACTCTAAGACGCTTTCATTTAAGTTTATAGTTAATTCCGTTCCGTTAACTATATCGGTGTCGTCGCCTAAGGTTATATAAACACCGGTAGCTCCAGCGGCTGGATAACCGCCGGCTTGCTGTATTGACTTAACATAAGTTTTGTAGAAAGTACCACCAATATTGTATCGAACTGTAGAACCTTCTTTAACTTTATCTAAATTTCCGCTTATCGTTACTTCGTTACTTGCGTTTCCTGCCGCTGTTGCCGTTAACTTTATATCGTAATAATCTGCAAAATAAACTTCACTAGTGTTGTTGAACTCGTCGTCGTTAAAGCAAATTACATAGTTAGCTTTATAGGTTGAAAACTCTGCTTTAAATAAAGCATATATTTTATTGTTAACAGGTTCTGCAACTACACCAACACATTTTACAGACGTAGCGTTGTTTAAGAAATGTCCAGCTGCAAAAAGAGATTTGTTACTTAAAAGAGCTTGCAAAGAGCCAACGTCAGAACCATCAGATGTTGATACCTGTACGTTATGCGCTTCTTTGTACTCTCCAATAGGAATAAGTCTCTCATCAAGATCCTTATTCATTCTTGCTTTAGAAAAATTTCTTTTTATTTCAGACATCTATTAATGCTTGATTTGTTTAGACTTACCTCTCATTATTTGTGCTATCTCTTCAATCTTGAAGTTAGATAATCTTATTTTTGCTTTTCTAATTTCAGCAAACCTTTCTTTTTTGATATTAGCTAATAGCTGAGGTGGCGTGTCTAATCTTGCTTGAAGACATCCGTATAACATATATTTTAAAACTGCTTCTTCAGCAAACTTATGTACTTTTCTATCGCCAGCATCTACACCAACACCATCACTAATATACTTTAATATAACAGTTTCACCGCTTAAGTGTGAACTAAAATGTATTTTACCGTTTAAACTATCTATTATATATCTACCGTTACCATTAGCAAACGAAGGCTCTATACCGTATCTTTCACCTGAGTTTAATGCAAAAAATGTTTCTTCATTATAGTCAGGGTAATCATCTACATCTTCACTAGGATCAAATGTTTGAAAGTTAGTTAAAGTAGTAGATGTTTCTGTAGTACTAAGATCATTACCTACAAACTTATAACTTCCATCAGTGTTTTGATCTATCTTAGTAGGGTTAGAACTATTTTGCATTGGCATTATAGTATGTTCTAAACCAGAGTTATCTGTCCATGTTAGTTTAACATAGTTCACATAGTCTCTAGGTAATAACATAGTCAATGAAGGAGGAACAACTATTTCTTGAGCGTTTATAGATTTGAGCGTATCGTAAGATAATTCTTGCACTGCTCTATCAGCCCAATAGTCTACATCTGTATGTAGAACACCTTGACATATTTTTCCACTACCAATATATGTTGCTTTGAAAGCTGCTTTTATATCAGATATGTTTACATATTGATACTCGCCGTGATCACCAGTTACAGCATAGTAGTTTAAGTCGTTATTATTTGGTAATGTTATACTCATTATTTATCTTGCATTGCTTTAGCGTTGGCTTCTCTTTGTGCCGCTAACTGTACCAACCCTGGTTTGTTAATTACTATACCGGCTAATTCTAGTATCACATTAACTAGCTCAGTTTCTTCACTTTCGTGCAAAGAAAAATCTGTTGAACCTGCAGCGTTGTATAATGCCTTACCAGCCACAACAACATAATCCCACTCTGCAGCCGATGGTTTATTGAATACCTCGCATGATACTGCGGTTGTAGCGGGAGTTGAAGAACCGTTTAAAACTATTATATCTTGACCATTTGTATTGCTTTCGCAATATATTGGTTCAGTTGTAGTTCCAGATACATGCCTAGAACTTGCTGCCACTCTTTTTAAATCGTTAAAAGGAACTTTTTGAGCTTCATACCCATTAGCCCAAACCTTACCTATAGTGTAGTTAGAAGGAAAAGTATGACCAGTAGTTACAGTTGATATTGTTTTAAAAATATCTAGCTTTTCATCTAGCAATGCTTTAACATCACCTTTAGAATTCATTTGCTCCGTGTTAGGAACTTTGTCAGCGTCTGTTCTAGATCGTCTACCAGCTTCATAAAAGTATTGCTCAAATATTTGAAGTTGAGCTTGATTAGCTAATAGATTAAATTCTTGAGGCGTTACATAACCTCTTTGCTCTTTGTTGGCGATAGCCAAAACTCTTTGATATACTGTATCTATATTTACCGCCATTATATGTATTTTTAGTTTAGCAACCACCCCGAAGAGTGGCTGCTCAACTAGGTGATTAATTTAATCTTTTTTCAATACTTGTGTAAACCTCCATACCTTCATCTGTTTTAAACCAAGCGGCTAAAGCAGAATATGGATGCTCATCAAATGGTACTGTCATTAGTTTTCTATCATTAGAAGCCCAATAAAAAGTTCTTTGATCTGGCGATAACTTTATAATCTTCATTTCGTTAGCTCTAATACCAACGTTTCTTAAATGAACATTGTCGTCATGCGCTAATTCTAAGAACAGCATAGGTCTTCGCTTTGCAAATACCATCAAATCTCTTTTAAGTTCTTTAGAACTCATCTCAGATACTTTAGAACCTATTTCTACTCTCATAATAGCTTCAGCCATGTCTATGTCCATATCTCTGGCAACCATTAAGGCTTCAATTTCAAGTTCTATCATATCAAGCTCATTAATAGCTTGCTCAACAGGTTTTTCTTCAAAGAACAATTTGTTTCTTTGAGGGTGGTATAAAGAAAGTAGTTTTTGTAAAACAACTTTTTCTTTTGGCACTACTAGCACACCATTTCTAAATACTACGTGTTCTAGTCTTTGATCGCCAACCATTTCATCTACAAAAACAGTTCTTTGGTTAGACGTAAGCTTTAACTCTCTTTCGTAACCTTTTTCTTCATCAAAGTAATATATGTCTGATACTTTGATAGAATAACTTAAAGGTGAAGCGTTATTAGAAAGTCTATAAACTCTATCTTTAAACTCCCAAGTATTTACTTTTTTGTTTTCCTTTTTAACAACAGGTTCTTTTTCAATAACAACTTGTTGCATTTCATTTGTAGCTTCTACTTTAGGTGCTACATCAACCTTTTTTGTTTGCTTTTTAGCCATGATAAAATAAAATAAAAAAATTAATAAAAACTACCCCACCCGAAGGTGAGGTAGTAATGAATGGTTATGATAATAACATGAAGTTATTAGCACCCTGTACCACTAAACATCTTTCAGATAAGTAGTGCATTTCCATCGCATCTAAGTCAGAAGTAGAAGCTCCAACTGAACCAGTAGTCCAAGTCTTCATTCTACGATTATCTGTCTCAGAAGCACGGTAACGTACGTGTAAGAATGGACGCTTTAAGTTTTTACCTAAAACTTCATCGTACACAGAAGATACACCAGCAGGAATAAAGATTCCTCTAACGCTGTTGTCTAAAACAGATCCTCTTGTTACTTTATCGTTAAGATATTTCCAGTCAGACTTATAGAAGTCATAAGAACCTCTACGGAAACCAGAGAAACCTAAGTTTAACGCCATGTCTTCATCGTTGTCAAATACACCGTAAGAAGTACCACCAGCACCGTAAGAATTCATAGAAGCTAGCATATCGTCAATAGCTAAAGCAGTTGAACGATTAACAAACATCATGTTTTCTTCAATAGCACCGTTTTTGTCAAACTCAGCTAGAATAGCATCAAACTCAGCTAAATCAGTAGCAGCGTTAACACCAGAGATACCTGAAGCTTGGTTACCACGAGCTTTAACAGCTGCAAATAAACCTTCAGTACCTTTAACACTTCCACCTCTGTGAGCAGAGATTGAAACACCAGCAGCAACTTTTTCTGACTCAATCATTGCCATTTCTAGGTAGTCAGCAAAACGAACACGAGTATCGCCTTCAGCTTTTAGGTACCATAAATAACCTGATTGTCCATCTTCACCAGAAACTTCAACCCAACCGATAGCAGAAGTATCAGATCCGTTGATTTCAAATTTGTCCTTGATGATAATTGGCTTGTTAGTAAAAGACTTAAAGTTTGGAGTCAAACCTTCATCTCTACCTTGCTGACCTTTAGCATACTCAGAACCAAATACAAATACGTTACAGTTAGCTGGAACATTAGCACCAGTATAAGTAGCAACGTCGATTTGAGTAGCTGCAGTAGTACCTAAGTCAGTTACATAAGCAGTAACAGAAGTAGTTCCATCACTTAATAAAACCATATCACCAATTCTAATACCGTGAGGATTAGACGCGCTGATAGCGTTACCGTCTTGATCAGCACCTAAAGTAAGATCAGTTTCAGTAGCAGCTCCACCAGAAGCAGTACTAGTGTATGATAAGTGTAATCTACCTTGCTCAGACCAAATAACTTGATCAGCAGTCATAGATTCTTCAGCACCTACTTGAGATAAAAATCCACCAATAGTTCTGTTTCCAAAAATTTCAGCTTCTTTTTCCATTAGGTCTGGTAAAAATTGCTGTGCCCAGTTTGCACTGTTAGCGCCAGCGTCAGCAAAGTCTATATAAGACTCAGCTAAAGTTGCCTTCGTTGGAGAAGGCTTAATTACCCCATTGGGTACACCTGTAATTGCCATTTTTAATTAGTTTTAAATGGGTTAATAAATTATTTTCGTTTTTTAATTTTAAACTTAAAATCAGAAGAATTATCACCCAACACTTTAAACTTAAGACCACCAGCTTCAATTGTTTTATGAGCCTCTCTAGGCTTCATGTCAACATTTTTAGCTTTAGCAACACTATCTTTAGTAGCGTCAGCTTTGCCTTGTTCGTAAAAATGCTTTGCAATGGCGTCTGCATTCATGGCTGTAAATATAGACTTATGATAGCCTTTAGCATCGGACATTTCACCTTTTTCATCATGAAACTTTCTAATGAAGTTATTAATGTCGCTTTGCGTTTGTTTTACTTCGCCTGAATTTTTAACATTAAATCTATATTTCTTTTCACCGACATTGTATTCAAAACCTTTGAACTCGTCGTTAAAAACCTCGTTGGTTTTATTTAGAAAACTAGATTTCTGTTTCTTAGCCATTTTAGCTTTTTCTTCAGATTCCTTGTTATATCTATTAAAAAAATCCATAGCTTTCTGCGCTTCATCTGGAAGTTTAGATCCGCTTTTGATTTCCTCATAGTATTTAGACTTTTGCCCGTCTAAGTAGGCTTTGGCGCTGGCAACTTGCTCTTTTAGCGCTAGCTTTTTCCTTTTGATTTCTTTTTCGTCATCAAGGTCTTCTTCATAAGAAAACTGATCTTCCATCAAAAAGTCTATTTCATCACCACTTAAATGTGGTTTTGTTTTTTTATAATACTCTCGTAAAGCCGTTAGATTATCCATTTCGCTATAATCTCTATTAAGCTCTACAAAATCTTGTATCGTACCTCCAGTATCCTCCATAAAATCTACTAGCTTTTGTAAATTCTCAGGAACTTGATAACCAGCTTTTTCAGCTTCTTCCAAAGCTTCATTAATCTCTTCTACTTCTGTAGATTCTGCAACGGGTTCTTCAACTTGAACGGTCTCTTCCCCTTGTGGTACTTCTTCAACCACTTCTTGTATAGGTTCGGTTTGTTCATCTGCAACCACGTCTGTTGCTTCTTGCTCTGTATCGGCATCTTCTTTTGTCACTGGTGGTTTTGTTAAATCTACTTTAATAACAGAGTCATCTCCTTCGGACATAAACTTTGGTCCCTCTGATTTCTCTTCATTAACCTCGTTAACTTCTTCCACTTGTTTAACTTCTTCAATTTCTTGATTTTCTTCCATAATAAAATAATATATAAATTAGTGTTATACTTCTATTCCACCAAGTATATCATTACCTGATGACTCAAAGTTTTTAGGTGGCTTGTTATTTTGACGCTGATCTATAAGTGCAGATTGCTGTGACGCTTGCATCTTGGCTCGCTTGTCTTTTCTATCTTCTTTTTCAGCCTCTGACAAAGATTGACCACCTGTCATCTGTGCCATTTTTACTTGTAACTCAAACTCATGGTCCATCAATTGCTTTTTAACTTTAGCTTCTTCTTGAAGTATCTTAGTTTTCATTTCTGCCTTAGCTTGCTCAAGTTGTATATCTGAAGCTACAAGTTCTTTTTTCTTTTGCACTTCAGCTTGAGCTGCAGCTTGTTGAGCTTGAGCGTTTGCTTGTGATTGAGCTTGAATATTCTCTTGCTGCATTTTTTGGTCTCTGTCTTGCTTTTTCTTTCTTCTTATTTTTAATAATTGATTTGCAAGTTTTAAGTTCTTTATATCACGTATATCTATAGCATCGTCTAAATCTATCAAGCCTTGACCTAAAGCTACTTGAATGTTATTTTCAAGCATTGCTTTCTCCTCTTCATCTGGAGCTAGATTAATAAATATACCGAAGTCGTATAAGTGTAATCCACTCATCTCCTCAAGTGTAGCTACATTATGAGCGCCAATAGCGTGTATAAATGCATCTCTAGTCGGTGAGTACTCTATAATGTCAGATATACGTAATGATAGTTGTTCAGCAACCTCAGCTGTCAAGAATAATCCTGAATCTAATATATGCTTAGTGGCAGTATTTGAATTAGCTGCAGCAAGTTTCTGAACACCCACCAAAGCATTAGCGTCAGGCGTTGAACCATCTCTAGCTTCATTTAATCCGGTCACATCACGTATCATTTGCAGATAGTAGTTGTAAGTCTGAATAAGACTTTGCATTTTCTGTCCACCAGAGCTAGAAGATATTTCTTGTATTGGAACTTTACCAGGATTCATGTCTCCGTCACCTGTAAAAGATCTACCAATAATAGAACCTGTTTGGAAGAACATGTTTAACGCCTCTTGTGGATTATAGTTTGTTCCATTACCCAAATCTATTTCTGACAATCCGTCTGCGTCAAGGTAAATACCATCAGGTATCATGCGTGACATTACTTGTTGTAGCTTTAAGTGGGTCAATTGAATCATATCAGCAAAACCCGTAATACGGCTAACTAAAGATTCAATTTTACCATTGTACATTCTAGGAGCTACTATAGAGTAGTTCATTTTAACTTTACTATAATCACTTTTAGGTCTAAGCATATTCTTAGCCTTCTCCCATTTAAGCAATTTCTTAGACCCAACAACAATAGCACCTTCGTATAAGCACTCTATTTGCCTCTGTAGTTTATTGAAGTTACCCTCTTTGTCTATCGGTGGATCAAAACTATCATCTTTTTCTATAACTTTTTCAGCACCACTACCAACTTCTTTAATTTTGTACGTTTGATTAGTATAAGTTTTATAGTTAAAATAAAGAACTTGAACTTTGTTCTTGTCTCTGTCATTCATACGATAAGCTTTACCTTTTTCGTATATCATGGCGTCTTGCTGAATTTCCTTCAACTCTTCTTGACTCAACCAAGGGAATTGTTTAACTAGCTCGTTAATGGGTATACTTTTAACTTCACCAGCATAATATATATCTTCAAAATACGGTGAGTCAGTGTAAGAGTATACTAAATTAGCTGGATCTACATAATCAACTGTAACACCTTCAGATGTATTAAACGTTGTTTTAACACAACCTATACCTAACACGGCTAGATCGTAAAATAATCTTTTCTTTATTAACTCGTAGTTATTACCTTCAAGTAATACGTTTATAGCTTGCTCTTCTGCTATTTCAACAGCTTGCTTGTAATTAAGCTGCATATGTAAAGCAAGTTCTTCTTCAGAATCAGGCAAAGTATCTTTGTCGTTTTGGTAAAGATCTATGTTGAAGTTTTGTAAAGCAGCGTCATTAAAGTCTTTAGTACGCATGTCTTTTAGTATAGACTCCATGTACTCAGTTCTTTTGCTAACTCCGTAAGGATCTTGAGAATATGCTTTTATCTCATAATCTCTATCAGCCATACCATTAACCAAGATGTCTACAAACTTAGGTATAATAGGTACTGGCTTCCAGTCTAAGTTTAAATAAGACAAGTCACCATTAATCGATAACTCATCTTTATATTTTTGTATTGCTTGTTCACCTCTAGCGTAAAGCCTAAGGTTGTGAAAGTTG